GCTATCGCTTCGTGCAGTATGATAGCCAGCGTCTGATCCAGGTCGTTGATAGCTTCTTCTGTTATCTTTTCGCTGAATTCCCACGAATCAAGCGAATGCAGTATGGTCGCATTCCTGAGATTGACTGAACCTTTTGGACGGATTATCATTTCACCATTCTTTATCTCCATCTCGAAAGCTTTCTGTTCTATAGCCTGCTTGTCTTTCGCACTCTGGATGTGTGCATCAGCGAGCTTGTCTCCCTTTTTTATGCCGAAATGAGGCAAATCATAGGGTGCAAGTATCTCATACCGATACATCTCGCTCATACTGGTGAAACAGTTCTTGAATTTAGTCATATTTATCTCCTTTAGGTTTCAATCCAATTAGATGCTAAAATAACTATGGGGTCATTAGCTAAACTTGCCAGCTTTCCTGTATAGTTGAGCTTGAAAATGTCATTACCTGGATCAGGCTTGTCTAATGCCGTGGCAATAGAAACTGTCTCAATTGAAAGTTTTTTTTGTTCTACGCCAGGACGCAAAACAATTGTAATACTGTTAGTATTTTCCCGCTCAGAATTGTCAAGATAATCTAAATCAGCTTCATTTCCATTGGCATCGAAAAGGACAGTATATTTCAGCTCGCCATCGTATCCTATAATGAGCGGATAGGCAGGATATCTGCTATTGGCGTATTTTGTGCTGTCTGAAGTGAAAACATTGTTCAGTGTGAGTCCGAAACTTTCGAGCCCATAAGTTTTATATGCACCAAAAGCTAATTTAGCCTGAACATCCCCGAATAGAGCAGGCTCAGGAAGCTCCATACCTGGGTCAGTGCCTGTGATATCTTGGCTCAGTTCTCGCTGATATATAGTTCCTTCGAATGTAGCCGTGACGCCAATAAACCCAGAGCTCTGCGAGCCTTCAATGACCAGCGATTGAAGCTTGCACCCCTGAGCTTTATCTACCTTATATGGCGTCTCCGGACTATCATTATGAATCATATATATCACCGCTGAAAGTGGCGTTGTATTCGGGTTTGCCTGCATCTTGTATATCCCATCCGAAGGGTTTTTCTGATTGAACCACAAATCCAATAGAATTTTGCTATAGAGACCGAATTCGCCTGTATATGTCGCTGTGCAGGACTTCGTTGTCACGAGCTCACTATACGGGTGCGGAACTGCTGATTGTGGTTTGAATTTTGTATCCCGCTTATTGTTATTCTGTGTGATTTCCAACACACCAGGTAAGACCACAAGATTTGCCCAGGAAGTCGCACTTGGTGCTTCGCCCACTGGTGCTTCCGTTCCGCCTGCGTTATAGCTGTATTCTATGCCTATCGCTATGCGGTAGTCATTTCCATATCTTATTTTTTCTGGCATTTCTTCTCCTCTGCCTCTTTTGGCTCCGATTTTGTATCGGTCTCTATTTTCTCTTTCACCAGCAAGTGCTTATACATCTCGTAGGCACTCTCTGGATACTCACGATATTTATCGTCATTTATGATGGCTATTCTATAGCCATCTATCTGATGATAGATAGGTTTCTTTAGTGTTGATTTTGCTTTTGCACGAACCATATTATCCTCCTGTATATCTTTGGTCGTTATATCTTATGCTGAAAGTTATTCGGCTGCACTGGAGTGCGTCGCTCTGGTATGCGGACTGGATAATGGGAATATCCGAATTGAATTCTACTCTCGTCAGTTCCAGCGAAACGCATTTCCCGCCTAAGTGATTGTCTTTGTATATTTCATTGATTATTGAAAAAACCATATTTTCGTGATATTCCGTCTTTTCGTATCCTGTTTGCGTGATTAGAATTATCGCACAGGTATAGACAGGATTCACGATGTTATTGGAGGTCACGAAAGGCTCCAGCGAAACAGACTCTATCAATACAGCGGGATAATGATTTCCTAGGCGTGATATGCCTTCAGGATATACATCGCTGGCGAGAACGCCTGCAATCGCACATCTATCCAGGATTTCTTTCTTAATATCTTTGAGTTTATTTATCATCTTATTTCCTTTCAATTCCGCCATTGCTGTGAAACTCTGGTCTTTACGGCATTTGCGAGCTTGTCGAGAAACTTTCTGCTATCTGCGTCATTCAGTCCGAAGTGTTCTCTTTTCGGCATACGGTTCAGTCCGTTCTGGTGGTGAAACGCTACCATTGCTCTATGCGAATCTGAATAGTATATTTCCGCATCATTCGCATTCACCTTCACAGCGAGCGAGTTGTGCATTTCGCTACGATTTTCCAGATTCACTATATCTGTAGTCTTTCCTATTTTCCTGCGGTAGTCTTCATACATAGGTGAATAGGGAACGAACTGCTGGTAATTCACATCCACACCTGAACGGGTGCGTTTCTTGATTAGCTCTCGGATGTCCATCCCAATGTTTCGCAATTCCATTGCACTTGGTCTTATCTCTATATTCAGGTTAGGCATTTTCACGACGCTAATCATTTCACAATGCTTCCGCCGAAAAACGCACGAGCTCCGAAAGTATCACCCTCATATCCAGCCAATCGCATAGCGGACATAGCCTTGTCCTTTTCATTGCTATATCTCTGTGCGTAGTAGTCTGCTTTCGCTTGATATAGCTGATTGTAGCCACTATTGGCGAGGTCTGCGTATATGAGATTGAGCGTTTTCATATCAGAAGCTATGGCGAATATCTCAGGATTGGTCACGAGAGAGATTGCTTCTGCATCGCTTTCTATGGTGGGATATCTCGCCAGAATATCAGTCACTATGTCCTGTTTCAATATTTTCTTAGCCAAGTCTATTTTGTCTTGCCAAGTATAGTTGATTGTGGCAAGATACCACGCTGATTTCGAGGATAGCGATGCCGTCAGTTCCGTGTCAGAATGCAGGACTAAGCTCTTGGCTTCGTTCAATGGAAACTTTCCTGCTTCTGCATCGCCATTGTATGCGACCAGCTCAATGATTGTATCCATAGGGATTGCCATATCATTCTCTTCTACTGGAATGTCTATTACATTTCCTTCTGCGGTCTTAGCTCTCGCTGAAGTCACATCGCCAGAAAAGGTCAGCGTATACGGTTCTGTCTCGCTCTCGCTCCGCAATGACCATATCTCAGTCTTGCCTGCGAGGCGATTTATTTCCTTCTCCCAAGCAGAAAGTCCTGCAAGCGTGCTCAGTGTTATATCGTCATAACTCATATCTCAATCCTCAAAGTGGGTGGCGGTAAAAGGAGCAAAACCGCCACCCGTCCCCAACCTGCTAACAGGCTTAAGTCATCACTACATAAGCGTCTACGGTATCTGTACTTTCATTTGCAGTAGTTGTATAGGTCAGCTTCACATACTTATAGTCATCTGGAAGGCTATCAGGAATTATTTCTTCACATATAGTCTCTCCAGGAGCGAAAGTTATGCCACCTGAACCTGCAGTTGCGGTATATAAGACCTTGTTCAATGTATCAGTCGGTGTGCTTGTGGCACCATAACTGGCTACGATAGTAAGTGCTTTTTCATTCGCTATACTTACAGCAGAATGAGCTTTTACCACTATTTTAGCATAGCCGAGACTATTTCCGCCATATTTCACTACATTAGTAGAATCCCCGCTGGTTGCATTTGGCAATGCCTGTGCTTTACTCAAGATTAGATTTTCATCTATTACATAAGCTCTATTTTTGTATCCCATTTTATCCTCCTATCAATCCAATCAATCCAATGCCGTGGTTTCAGTGCTGACAATCATTTCATCCAGCACTATAGGAATGTTGTCCCAAGACGCTACCATGGTGTTATAGTCAGTGTCGCTTGGAGCGAGTTCTAATTTCGTGTTCTTTATTTGTTTGAGCAGTCTGCGACCCAAGCGGTTCATATACAGGAAGGTTCTGCCGTCTGCCATACCTTTCACAGCATCTATGAGTTCGTCAATCAGTTCAGCAGTAGGTGGAGTCGTAGGAGTTATTCTCTTGATTGCGGCGACGCTATACTTAGAACCACACTGGAGTGCAGCGTTAGTCCAGAAGCTGACACTATAGTTCAGATTCTTGGCACCTGTGGTTGTATCTGCTGTGGGAGCCTGAAGCGTTCCACCGCCCACGAGTTCCATCTGCACGAGGTTTCCGTTTTCCTGTTCTGGAATGACAATCTGGGTCTCGTTCTCTGCCCAATGCACCGCTATGATAGAAGTGCAAGAGCCAGAAGAGCCATTCAAACTGCCTATCAGCTGTCCGTTAGCTTTCGCTATCTGTCTCAGACCCTTGAAAGCACCTGGAACGCCGAATGTGGGGTCATCACCGTATATCACTGCTTGTGCGAGTTTCTGCATTATGCTTCTGATGTAGGTCGCAGTTCTACTCTTGCTATCCAGAAAAGCTTCCAGACTACCATATTTCATTTTGATGATTTGGTCTATAGTTACCAATCTCTGAATTGATGGGAGCTGAACGCTGGCCATAATGGAGTTCTCCATCGTGGAAACAATAGAGCCGTTCACGGAGCGTATAGCGGCCTCGCCATCCTCTTTCAATACTTCATATTCGTGACGCAGAAAATCGGAGCTGAATCCGAATTGTGCAGTCTCGAGAACTCCCAATGCTTTCACGACTTCGGAAATCACGGGAGCTTGGGGTGACTTAATGTCCAGCAGTAAGTCTCTTATGTTCATTTATTTACCTCTTACGATTTTTTAGTTCTTGCCCGAATGTGTAATCCGAGCTATGTTTTTCGTTATTTGCTGCAGGCGCATAGCCTGAAGCTTCTTTAGCGGGTGGATTGAACACACCAGCAGTTTCTAATAGTTGCATTGCAGCAAGATTTTTCTGTGCGATCTCGGGTGTGATATCGCCCTCCAGAACGAATTTGTCTTTTATCTTGCTTACTGTTTCATATAGCGGGTCTGTATCTTTGACTTCGAAGACCTTGGCTTTTTCCTGCCAAGTGCGAATCAGTTTCTCTTCTTCTTCTTGTTTCCATTTCAGATACTCTTCTTCTATCTTCTTCAGTCTTTCCAGTTCCGCTTTTGTATTTGAGCTTGAAGCCTTCTCCAGCTCGGAATTTTTCGCTTCCAGCTCTGCTTCCAGTTCCCGTATCTTAGCCTTGCGTGTCGCACTTTCCTTGTTGGCGGCACTGAGGCTATCCAGGATGTCTTGTGCCTCTCTCACTGCATCCGCTATGAGAGCACTGATTTCCGCTGGTGCATCTGCACCGAGAGTGTTCTTGATTCTATCCAGAATCTCTTTTATTGCCATTGTTGTTCTCCTATAATTTTATTTTCCTGCACGAATGCAAATATTATTTTATGAAAATTATTGTCAATCATTTTCCTACATTCTCCCAATAGTATTCTGGTTCTATCTGTATGAAGTCGTGCCTGCAATTGTATTCTCTTTCTCCTGCAGTTTCAGCTTCGAAAGCGATGCGTTCCTCATCAGTGAAGAATGGTGCATTCGGAAATCTGCTGTCAGGATCCACGCCAAGACCTATTCTGCAGGCGGGACGAGTCAGGTCATCTATCGGTCCTTGATATTCCCAGAAGAGCTCGCCTTCATATTCATCTTTCGTGGCGTATTCTACTGCCTGAATGAATTCGCCTCTGCTCGTATTGAAATAGGTCGTTGCATATCTCTTCAGGTTATTTTCCAGCACATCCCGTATCTGCTGGATAGCATCTTCACTATCAATTCCTGCAATGACGCTCTTCACTATTATCTGCTGAATATTTCGCATCTCTTGTGCTGCCACGGATTGAAACTGCGTCGCATAGATAGCAGACATTCCCTGAAGCTTCTCTGCAGTCTGCATAGTGAATGCGAGAGGCACGGCACCTTCAGGTCGGTGTTCACGCATATACTTCAGGATATCGTTCTCTTTCTCTTGTGCCGCCTGCACGAGCTCATTGAAACCGCTTTCCTGAAGCATCTGCTGAAGTGCTGAATAGCTCTGATACGCCTGCTGGACATTGATATCGCTATAGATGAGAATGCCATTCGTAGTCTGCAGATCGCCTATCAGTGTCTCTATCCTTTTCTGAAACGCACTTAGAACCTTATCCAGGTTTCTTTCGAACCATTCTATTTGTTCATCTAAGATTTTGTCATACATTATTCGAACATTCCCGTGGTCAGATTAGGAGTGCGATATATCGCATTCTCGCTATCTATCTGCTTTTTTCTTTCTATGGCGCTCTGACGGTCTAAGTCCTGATTATCTTCCATTATGGCGTCTATAATGGACATTGTCCCATTCGCCAGTTTCAATGTGCGTATCTGTTCCAGCTCCATCTGATTCGGTGTTACCTGCACATCGGCATAATCTATATTTATGTCTGCATCGGTAGGCAGATTGACTTTCCCGTATATCCTTTTGCAATCCATAATTAGCTGGACTAATTCTCTGATTGATTCACGATATACTGAGCGTTTCGCCTGATTGTGGTCTATGACGCCAGTCATTGAAAGCCTGAGCTGATATCCAGAACTATAGTTCGCACCACCACGAATGAAATCAGTAGAAATGCCCAGCAGTGCAGCAGCAAGCGATATCTGGTCATTGATGACCTGCCAGATACTGTTCAGATTCACGCCAGGATTAATGTAATACGCTTTGCCTTGCAAGGTTCCCGTAATTTTGTCTTTCGGGATATTCAGAAATCTGCTCACATTCGAAGTAATGACCTGCGACTCAGGCATTCCTTCTGTCACCATAGTAGCGAAAGACTGAAAGTCTATGCCCATATTGAATGCAGTCAATTGAAGATTAGCTGTTTCATTCGCTTTCATAATGGGATACCCACTATCAATCCAGAAACGGTTCATTGGAAGCTCAATAGAAAACCATATCACAGGAATACGCCCATAGACATTGGGAGCTTCCGTGCCAGGTATAGGCTCTATCTTTCCATTCATTAGAATCTCTATTTCCTGATAGGTGTCCTCAGTCCAGAACGCATAGCGATTGCCTTTCTGAGCGATGAGTGTATTCTCACGGTTAAGAATAGGATATGCGAGTGCGTCTAATTGTGTCGGGTCTTTCTCATTCTGCCATACAGTCACTTTGTCTGGCGTTATGAGTTGCAAGTATACACGGTCTCGCTTTGCGTCATAATGCGGAAGCACGCCTACCTGGTGGCAAGTCTCACAGATACGGTCAATCTGTCCTAAGACCTGATAGAGCTTGCATTCATCGAGTAGCTTCGAGAATGCTTCTGCAATTGCTGAAGTCTCATCAATGCCCCTTAGATTGATTACGGGGTCGCTCTGGAAAAGCTTCGCCAATTGACGCACCATTGATTTCGATAGCGGAATGGTAACCATAAACGGCAATACATCTGTATAGGTGTTGGGATAGCGGTATCGGAGCGCTTTCTCAAGAAATGGTTCCTGAATATCGTCATAATAGCAGAGAGCCTTATATGCACGCTTTTTTCTACGCTCTTCATTCTTTATGAGGGCTTCTATCTGTGCGGATTGGATAAGAACTTCAGAATAGCTCATAATCGCACCCAATCCCTGTTCTGTTCTTTCTCCAGTGAATTGATCAATATCACATTTCTCAATGCGTCAGATATATGCGTGAGCATCGTTCCTGCAGGCTTCTCAATCTGCCCATAATTGTCGGTCACCACCTGCTCCAAGTCAGCAATGAGATGCGTGCACGACGGGTCAATGATTATCCTGTCGTGGTCGAATGCACCATTGGTCAGGTTCAGGCTATGACGCTGAGTGAAGCCATATCTATAGCGAAGTTCGAAACCTTTTCGCTGTAATATTTCCAGGTCAGAGATATCGGAGCTCGTTTTTCGTGAACCGCCAGTTGGATCAGGATAAATGATGATAGGATAGTCTCCGCCGTAATCGGCGTAAATGAGGTCTGCTAACATAAAAGTATTGGCATTCAGGACATAGTATTCACTGAAGACCTTATAAACATCGCCATCGAAATATCCCACACACGCAGTCATAGGATGGACATTGAAATCGACGCCTATATGCAATACAGTGCCCTTCGGAGGTTTCGGGACTTCAGCAATGTGTCTTTCCCGCTGGAATGCGTAATATGCTGCTAATGAATTGAGATTCACGAATTCGCCCTCCAGATAAGCTCGTGCCATATTTCTGTCATAGCTCGCCAGAATGTCGTCTATATAAGACTTGCTGAGGTGGTAATTATCATAAGTCCGTGCACGGATTAATTTCGTTCCTGGATTCGGGTTGTGCTGGAGAATTTCATAGCAGGTGGAAAATCCTTCAGGTGAGCTCACGAGATAGAATTGCGAATCTGTGCGTCCTCTCAGTCTTTCACGGAAGCGCTTCACTATCTTTTCACCTTTCGGCATAGGAATGGAATCGAGCTCATCTACGCCTGCATCCGTGAAAGTCTCGCCAATAATGCGTTCTGGATGCTGAAGCGATTTGATTGCGACCCGCCCGAATACGCAGGTAATCTGCAGTCCAGAAGTATTGGCAGTGAATGGAATATTGCAATTCTCCAGAAGCTCGCAGAAAGGATAGAAAAATATATTCTTTCCCATATCGTATGTAGGATAGCCTATTCCTATATTCGCTTTCGCATTCGCACCAGGACGGCTCATCAGGCAGATCAGAGTCTTGAAAAGGAATGCAACACTCTTTCCAGAGCCAAGACCGCCCACAAGTCCAAGCGTCCTGTCCCAAGAATTCAGGAACTCCCACTGATGCGGGAGAAAGTCTTCTTCGTGAAGCTCAATCTTTAGCATTATCGTCTGATTCCGCTAATTGTTTCGGTTTCAAGATTATAGTCACTGCAGGAAAAGATTCACCATCAGGAATATCTTTCTGACCAAGATACTGTTTGCCAAGCCATACTAAAAGTGTAGGATTATGTTCTTGAATCGCTGTCTTGACCTGAGCTTCGGACAGTTTCATCTTCATTGACGAAAATCCGTTTTTATATGCCTTGGAAAATTCAGAATCTTCGTCTTGCATGGCAGCTCGGATTGTATCTACGTGGCAGCCGATCTGCTCAGCCATTGTGTCGTATGTGGCACGGAAATAGCCAAATATTTTGGCTTGCTTAGGATCAAGCTCAATGCGCGGTCTGCCTACTGGTTTCTTTGCCTTGCCTCTTTTGGTCGTAGCCATTTTATTTATCCCACGGCATGCCGATGCCGAAGTGTCCCCACTCTGCTGTTTTATCTGGATGCTTCGGCGTTACACATTCAGCGGTTCTAATCATTCGATGCTCCTTGCGGACATTGTCTCGTCATACATATATCTCGCCATTGATCTTTATTTCTATGCTGCTGTCCAGCTTGCGCATCCTGTCAACTATCACTTGGCAATACTGCTCTGATATTTCCATTCTGCAGACAAAATAATCAAGCCTAAAAACTTGTCAAGTATTTTTTTTGATTTTTGGTGGAAATCCAGAATTATTTTTAGCAGATTTCATATTCTTGAACATTTCAACCTGATTGAGCCGTTCCTGAGCTTCTTTCTGGGTCTTGTATGTTCCCAGACTTCTGCCAGTGTGGTCTTTCACGGTCCATCCTTTGCTTGTGCGAACTATCATTAGCGCCTCTTGGAT